AGAAAACCAATACATCGTAATGCCTGATGGATCTATCTACTTAAAACATCATGGTAACCCTTCTGGTAGTGGTAAGACTACCACCGATAATACGATCGGTCACATTATTATTCGTTTCCATTTTTGGTTACGTTTCTTTCGGCAAACAGTTGGATCTGTTCCAACTTATGACGAAATATTAAATAATGTGATTGAATCGCTTTACGGTGACGATTATTTATCGTCAACCTCATCATACGTATTAAGCTTACGTAAAAATCATTTTACTGATTCTCAGTATTATGATTTCGTACGTGCACATTATAATCTGTATAATGGGATGACGATAAAACAATCGGCATTCAAAATTTCCCAATCCATAGAAGATATGGAGTTTCTCGGCAGCACATTTGTGTACAATGAAAGAGTACAAGCCTATTGTGGAGAACCTCGTTGGTCCAAGTGTATAACAACTTTAACTAAGGTTTTAGATGCTAAAACACCAGAAACGATAATCTCAACAATAGTAGCATTGTATATAAATTCAGCAACAGGTACTCAAATGGGTCAGCGATTTCAATCGCTACTTGCCGAGTATGCTACATATCTTTGTGGATTGGAGGAGTTTATGAGTGAGTCATCTCACCACTATTTGTCCCTAGTAGCCCGTAAAGAGTTACCTACAGACTCTTTACTACATGGACTTGAATAAGTAGGCATTTTGCCGAGGTTGGTGGAGGCTTTAAAGTTCATGCTCACCAAGGTTCAATACCTCGAAAAACATAAATTAAAATATGACAAAGCCGGTCTTTCTAAGGCCGATCGTTCAGCTCGATATCGACAATATCAGTTGTCATTTGCAAACAAACAAAATGGTGTCGTTGGTCGTTCCAAACAACCAACGGAAACATTTCGTGCAGGTGCAACCGGTAAAGTCTTGCAAACATCTTATACTGGATTTTCCAAGTGTACCAAAGACTATGCAGTCGCATTGATTGACCCGTGGTCAATCAGCATGGCACCTTGCGTCCCTGATAATATAACGCTTCCATCATACAAATTTGGTGTCCGCGCACGTGGCAATTTTCAAATTGGCACAGCCGGCACTGGATGTGTATATATCAATCCTTATATTCCATACAGCGACGCAAACCATGCTGGTTTTTTCACGACGTCAACCTATGCGTCTCCAGATGTTGATGGTGCTGGTGTTACAGGTATAAACCCATTTTTCAACGACTCCCCATTTGTGCAAGCGGACTTTGGTCCACTTCTAAATAATTCACGAGTAGTTGGTTGTGGGCTTCGTGCCCGTTACACAGGAACAGAAATCCAGCGATCAGGTAATGCAATCTCATTTCGATCCCCAACAAACGGAAACTTCTTGGTATCCGGAGCAGTAACAGAATCTCAATTACTGCTGTCCAAAGAAGCATCAACGTCTCCAGTGGATCGGGATTGGCATTATGCAATTTATCGACCTAGCACCCCCACGGATTTGGCTTATTCGGATCCCACAGCTCTTGCCGGCAACTACTGCATGTTATTTGCAGTATTTGGTGGACAACCTGGTCAATCTTTTGAGTTTGACTATGTTGCCTGGTTTGAAATTGTGGGAACTAATCTCCCAAATTTAACTCGTTCACACTCTGATCCCATCGGATTGTCAGCGGTGTCAATGGCAATGCCCTTGATCCAACCCACCCGTGATCCAAAATCGTCTCTCCGCGATTTTATTCACGAGATGGCAGTTGGAGTGAGTACAGCAATGTCATTCATGCCAAAGATGTCCGGTCCATTGGGAACAGCGGCATCAGTACTTGGGAATGCCGCAGCGATTGGAACTTATGTCCTTTAGGCGTCATATTTAAATCCGACGTGATTCATTTCATGTTAGAACAGCTTGATAACTGTTAACTTCGGTCACAATCC